TCAGAGGACCGCCGCGAACGTGGTGGCCAGATAGGCGTTGGCAGCGACGACGTCCGCCGTGATACTCGCATCGGACGAGAGGAACACGTCGCCCATCAGGCTGCCGAAGGCCGTGCTGCTGTCATATGTTCCGCCCGGCGTCGTGAAGAGCGAGCCGAGGAGGAACTTGCCGACAGTCAGCGCCTTGACCATCGACACACCGCCCGGCGTCGTGATTTCCACCCCATCCACGAGGATGATGCCGGCGGAACCGGTGTAGCAGAAGGTGATGATCTCGAACTCGTCCGTATCCGCATGCGTGCCTGTTTCCACCGCCTGGACGGACCCGGAGAAGGTGCGCTGCATGCCGAACGCATTGGCGCCCGAAGCATAGTGTCGGCTCTGGTGGGCGACGCCCCCGCCGACCGATGTCCAGGCCGCATAAGTGATGCTCTGCGCCGCCGTGCCTCGCTTGGCGATCATGACGATGGTGTATGGATTGGAGCCATTGCCGAGGGCCACCAGCGTCGCGTCCGTCGTCTCGAGATGGGTCGGTGTGGCGCGGGTGAAGCTCAGCCAGTTGAAGCCGCCGGAGCTGACATAGGCCGGCGGGTTGGTCGCTTCGGTGAGGTGCGCCGAGCCCTTCTTGTCGGAGAGGCGCTTCACCGTGTCGCTGTTCACTTCGGCTGCGTCGGTGCCGGCCGTGTCCTCCCACACGGTCGCAGCATCGCGCGGCGAATACCAGGCGACGAGGTTCGTCCAGGACGTCGCCGGGTCCCACGCCGCGTCGCTGGCTTCCAGCGTGCGCTGCACCGTCGTCGTCTGGCCGATCGCATTGGTGCAGATGATGGTGATGGTGGCTGTCTCTTCGGTCGCCGGGGCATCACCGCCCAGGTTGACCGAGCCGGTCCCGTTTCCGGTAATGGTCGGCCAAGCCTTGTCGCTGGAGACGTTGTAAGTGTGCGGCCCCAGCTCGCCCGAGTGGAAATCGGTGTATTCGACGTCGATGTCGATCTCGTCATTGAGGTCGAAGGTCTCATTGGCGAACAGCGATGCCTGCACGGCCGGCGCGACGTTGATGTATTTGATCGCACGCCGCGCCATGCCGCCGCCGTTGAAGCTGCCGGTGAACAGCAGGCCGACGCGGCCGCCCCGGGTGCTGGGCACGGTGCCGGACATGGTGCGGGCGGTCATGTCCACCGTCATGCCGCCGGGACGCTTGTTGGCCCGGGTCTCGGCGCCGGGCGTGTCGAGGCCGTAGAAGAGGCCGACGCATTCCTCGAGATCCGGCATGTCACCGCCGGCCCAGAGCGTCGCCGCGTTCGGGAAGGTCGCCGCCCAGGAGCCGCCCGGCGTGGTGTTCACTTCCGCCAGCTCGATCGTGTCTTCGTTCAGCGGCGTGTCGACCGGCACCCACAGGCGCCAGAACCGGACGTGGTATTCCGCCGGGAACGTGGTGCCGTTGATCGTCGGGTTGACGTCCGAGGACATCTGGAGGCGAATGTCATGCGCGCCGCCGAAGCGCGAGATATTCGTCGTGGTCTCGGCTGTCTCCACCAGCGTGCCCGGCGCGGCCGCATCATGGTAGAACTCGATTTTTCCCGAGGTCTTGACCGAAAGCTTGCGGATATACTGGCCGCAGGGAACGTTTTCATAATCGGTGAACACAACGTCAGCGCCGCCGTCACTGGCGTTGACGTGGACACCGTTGGAGAACTCGATGACGCCGGTCTCGCCGACGTTCTTGGTGAACTCACCGGTGTCGACCTCGCCCTTGTTCGGCCAGTCCAGCGTCGTGGACCAGATGCCGCACCGGACCTCGGACATCTCATGGTTGTCGACCATGAACATGAACTCGAGGATATAGTTGCCCTTGGCACTGACCATGGCGTGAGGCCACGAACAGAGGTTCGCGCCGATCAGCAGCGGACGGTCCGCTCCGTCGCCCCGGTTGCCGTCGTAAGTCGTGGGTAGGTAAGGCAGCAGCCCGGCCTCGGGCGAGGCGATCCGCATCGTCAGCTCGGCGTCTTCCGTGTCGACGGTCACATGACTGTTGTAGGCGAGCACGGTCTGCGATTGGGAATAGGCGCCGCGGAAATACGGATCGACGAAGAAGCTGGCGTCGCCCGTCAGGGACGTCGGGTTCGTGGTCCGATTGCCGGTGTGCGGCGCGCTGTGCGAATAGCCCGAATAGGGATTGTGCAGCGGGTGCCAGTGCTCGATGTCGGTCTCGTAATTCTCGCCCGCGGCGAGGACATAGCCCTCGTAAATGCCCGAGCCCTCGTCGCCGATCGCCACGCCGTCGATGATGCGCGCGGCGTCACCCGGCTCCACCACCAGTGCCTCGGCCGGCGGCCAGTTGCCGCGATGCACATAGGCCTTGAGGTCCTCGAGCATCGTCAGCACCTCGCCCCGGCTGATCAGGGTGGCGTCGATGTTGAGGCTGATCGTGTCGCTCTGCGCCTCGGCCGCACCTGCGCCGACGGCGACCTGCGAGGGCGAGCTCGCCATCCCGCGCTTGAGCGTGAACCTGGTCTGGAACGACATTGCCTGTCTCCTTTGAGTGGCGCGGTCAGCCGATGCCGACCACGGTGGAGGTGGTTCCGGTGCGGACGTATCCGGCGCCGAAGGGGATGTGGGCGCCGGCCGGCACCGCGAAGGCGCTCGTCGTCCCACCGTTGACGCTGCCGAGCTCGAGATTGCCCGCCGTCACGACGAACAGTTCCTTGAAGCCCTTCAGCAGCGTCGAATTGTTGGGCGTGATCGCCACGTAGGTGTCCGGTGCATTCTCCGAACCGCGGAAGCCAAAGTTCGCCATCGGTCAGTCTCCATCGTCTTCGCCCGCCGGCGAGGGCGGGCAGGAAAAGGGAAGCGCGGCGTCGTTGCGCACCGCCCAGCGGCAGATCCGCGCCCCGGCCGCCGCGACGCGGTCGCCCCAGCTCTCGAGCGCGACGTCGAAGGCCGCGGCCGCCTGGGCGCTGGTGACGATCTCAGGGCCCGGCACCGGCTTGGCCTCGCTCGCCGCTTTCAGGTCGGCAGATGGCGGGAAGATCGGTCTCACCCGTTCCGGCCTGGCGCAGCCGCTGGCAGCCAAGAGCAACGCGCACCCGATCAGGCGCGTCGTCGGGGACAGTCGAGATCGCATCGAGAAGCTCCTCTTCATGGGCGGTGATGGTGATGGCGTCGGCGACCCGCTCGGCCGCGGCCTGGTCGCTGGCGTGCGCGTCGAGCTCGAGCGCCTTGGCGTTGGCGAGCGCGCGCTCGGCGGCGTATCGCGCGGAAGCCGATTTAAAGCCCGTGCAATAGCCAAGGGGCAGACAGAGCCCTGCGACAGCCAACGAGGCGAGGATTGCGTTCCTTGCCCCGGAGATCGACTCCCAGAGGGTTTTGAGGATCATGCCTGCCCCTCCGTCCGGTCGATCAGCCGCTCGGCCGCGCCGCCGGTGGCGTCGATCACCGTGTCGCCGACCTTGAACTTGAAGGTGCGCCGGCCGAGCACGGCCGAGACGCCGATGCGGTTGATCGCGATCAGGGAGACGATCCCCATCGCGATCATCACCGTCCCGCCGTTGCGGGGCTGGTGCCACAGGATCCAGAGCGCCCAGCCCAGCAGGGCGGTGAGCGGCATGTCGCCGGCGGCGAGCAGCGTCAGGGCGACGAACTGCCGCCAGTCGCGCGCCGTCCAGTTCGCCCGCCCCATCACAAGCGCTCCCAGCAAAAGTGGGAACCGGTTTTGCGGTTCGGGAGCGCGCTCACGCGACCAGCCCCGGCAGGTAGACCGTCTTGCGGCCGCGCTTCACCGCGCTCAGCTCCTGGTTGCGGAACGGCACCCGCCAGCTCGCATGCACCCAGCCCGCCTCGCCGAACTCGTAGATCAGCTGGTCGTAGTTGAGCGCGGCCTGCATCCAGCGGCACACGGTAAGATTGGAGACGCCGAACACGCGGAAGTCCGCCGCCTCGCCCTTGCAGTGCTGCGAACTCGGGCTGCCCTTGACCAGGCGGTTGAGCAGCTCGCCCCGCCAGCCCGAGGAGACGATCACCGGCACGCCGAAATGCGCCCGCACCGGCTCGAGCACGTTGAGGCAGAGCTGCTCGAGATTGCGCACCGCCCAGTCCGGCGGCGTGTTGTCGATGCCGTGCCGCGCCGCCGTCTGCGAGACGGTGAACTCGGCGAGCGTGAAGCGTGGAGACAGGCGATCGGCCCGATCCCCACTGGGCCCCGGCTCCCCTGCGGCAGGATCGTCGATCGGGCTCATTCTTGCCCCATGCGCGGTCGCCGCGACCGCAATGGCTGCGCATCGGATTTCGCCGCCTGATCGGCTGCCATGGCCGGCGGGTCGTGCCTGTCCAGCCACGCCCGCAACCCATCGTCCTTCAGATGCTCGACCCAGGCGCTCTCGGGGATCTGGCCGGACCTGTAGCAAGCCAGCAACAAGGCATAGCTCGCTTCGGCAGATTTCTCGGCGCGCTCGGCCCGCGCCGTCTGTCCGGCAAGTCGTGCCTGGGCGAGCGCGAGATTGTTGAGGCCCTCGTTACGCTGCTGCTCGACAATCTCGATGAGCAGCTGGCCATCGATCTGTGCCATAAAATCTCCTTCAATAGCTGGCGAGCGCCGCGCGCTTCCAGGTGTCGGCGGCAACGCAAAAATACACGTAGCTGGCATCGAACCGGATCTCGCCGGCCGCGCCGGAGGCGCCGCTGCTTGCCGGCGTGCTCATGTCGATGCGCAACCGCTTGTTGTAGACCAGGTCGAAATCGCTGATCGAAAAGGGGATGGAGATCGGCGCGCTGGCAGGCCCTATCCCGTATTCCAGGAAGTTTGCCTTCCAGCGTACCCAGCGCTCATTGGTGGCTTCAAACGCCACGGTTTGCGTCGCTGCCAGGCGCACTGCGGCGCCATTCGCCGCCTGCGTCGCCCCCGTCGTATCGAACGCGCTGTCAAAATCGAGATTGGTGACCGAGAAGGCCCGCTTGACGCGGTTTCCCGCGGCGGGGTCGGAGTTCAGCCGGACGCCGAACGCTGCTTCTGCCCCTCCCGCCCCCGTGACCCGCTTGCGAATGACCGCATCGACCACGACGCGGCCATTATTGGGATCGTTGCCGTTCGCGAAGATACCGATTTCGCGGCCGACACGGCCCGCCGTCGGCTCGATCGACCAGTCGGACAGCTCGTCAGTGCCGGCCCATGTCGGACCTGCGCCGCTTCGCGCGACCGCCTGATTATATTCGGCGGCGTTTTCGCCCGTCCCGTAGTTATCGATGCGGTTGAGCGACGCCCATTCATTCTGGTGCGCCGTGTCGGAGACGATCGTCTCGACGATATGCGCGAAGCCCACGGTCCCCGTCGTCCCGCCGGTATAGTTGGCGAGCCGCTGGACGTGGATGTTCGTGTAATCGTCGAGCGTCGTCTGCGTGCGCCGAAGAAGCAGATATCCACCGAAGAATTGCTGATGGAGCCCAGGCAGATCGAGCGGAGAGGCGCCATCCGGATAGGTGACCTCACCCATGTCCCAGAAGGTCGGCCGGTCGATCGCCACCGCGCCGATATCGTAGAGGCCGCTCGGCACGCGGACGATCGAGCTCGCCGAGGCCGCATCGGAGAATGCCGACGTCGCAACAGCCAGGCCAGTCGCGTCCGCTCCGAACGGCTCGTCGGTCACCGCCACGATTTGCTTGAGCTTCTCGGCCAGCGTCCCCGCGCCGCCCGCCGCATCCTGAGAGAAGCCGATGATTTGCGGACCGGTAGGCTGCGCGAGATCCGCTCGCAAAGCCCCGTCCGCGCCGCTCCCGCTCGCGCCGATCACATTGCCCGCCGCATCGATCGCCAGATACTGACCCAGCAGGCTCGACCGCGGCGGCAAAACGGGCGCGATTTCGCCATCGGGCACCATCAATGCGCGCGCTGACGTGTCGGCGATCTTGTCGTCCTGCTCCTGGTCGACCATCATCTGCCGGTCGAGCGCCTGCTCATGGCTCTCCGCCGGGAACCGGTCGTTTTCGTTGTAGACCGCGACTTGCGCGCGCGGCGTCACGCGGCGGATGCGCAGCGTCGCGCCGGAGATCGACGCGCCGGTCAGCGCCAGCGTCCCGCCGGCGTCCGTCTCGCCCCCGGTCACGGTGAAGTCGACCCCCTCGGCCAGCGTCACGACAGTCCCGTCCGCCAGAACGCGCGATGCGGTGACCACGCCCGCGAGGAAGCGGAACGGCACGGCGAACGACGTCGTCACGCCATTCTCGAGATAGTCGACCTTGGACGGCAAGGCGGCGACGGTCATTGCAGCGTCTCCCCGAAAGCGTTGGAAAAGTCGGGCGCGCGCTCCGGTGCCGTCTCACCGGGCGCCCAGTAGAAGTCCGTCCCCTGCTCGCGCGCGTACTTCTCGAGCCGGCGCCAGGAGCGGCGATAATTGGGGTCGATTTCCTCCTGGATCTGGTCGGTCAGGAGCCGGTCGAAGGCGAGCTTCGTGTACCAGAGCGACTGTCCGGGGAGCTGCGACTTGGCGAACTTGGCGGCATCCCAGCCCGAGCGGATCTGCGCGATGTCCGCAACGTCGCCGGCGATCGGCCCGGCCAGCGTTCCGGCGAAGCCACCGCCGAAGCGGTTCTGCGTCGAGGAGAGAAAATCGCCGAAGATGCCGAAGCCGCCGCCCTGCAGCGCGGCCGCGCCCCAGAAGGCGGGATCGTCCATTTCGCGCGGATCCTTGCCGCCGCTCAGCAGCTTGAGCTGCGCGGCGACCGCTCCCATCACCGTCGTGCCGATCACCAGCCCGGCCGCGTAGCGCGCCGCATTGCCGGACCCCATCGAGACGATCCGGTTCATCTGGCTCAGCATCACCGAGATGCCGAAGCTCTTGAACAGGAAGGCCGACTTGATGAGCTCGCCATGCACCGTGCCGCGCGGCGCGACCGAGTTGATCAGCGCGCGCGTCTTGAGGTCCGGCACCGGCACGGCGTAGTCCGTCTCGGTCAGGATTGCCTCGAGCAGCCGGTCGCCCAGCGCCCGGTCCTCGACATTCTGCGGCTTGATCCACCCGACGCCGCGCTCCACCTCGAGCGGCGTCGCGCGGATCGTTTCCCAGTCCGCCGCATCGATGCCGTTGCGCTCGAACATCGCACGGAACGACGGATCGAGCTCGTCGAACCGCTTGCCGGCGCTTTCCGTGACCGCGCCGAGGAACTCCATCCCGAACGCCCAGCGCCCCGCCTGCGTCCAGCGCTGCAGGCCGGAGAGCCTGAGCACGCCCTCGGCCAGGCGCCGCGCCGTCTCGCCGGTCAGCTCCTCGTTGAGGTAGCGGCCCTGCGCCGCCGTGTGGCTGGCCCATTCGTCGGCGATCAGGCCGAGCCGCACCGCCAGCTTCTGATCCTCGATCGCGCCGGGCCGGAACAGCTTGAGATAGCCCTTCGCCGTCGAGACGACGGGCAGCCCGTTGTAATGCCGGGTCGATGCCTGGAAGGCGAGGTCGGTGACGGCCGAGAGCGTCGCGCTGCCGAGCTTCGCCGCCGTCTGCATCGATCGCAGGGCGGAGAAGGCGAGCGCGAGGTTGCGGTTTTCCGGGCGCAGCTGCACGCCGGTGAGCTCGTTCCAAAGCCGGTCGATCTGCCGCGTGCCGGCGAAGGCCTTGTCGATCGCGCTGCTGCCCGGCTCCTGCGATCGCTGCGCCGAGGCGGTGATCGTGTCCTTCAGCCATTCGATCGTCTGCGAGGGATTGGGGCCGAGCACCTCCATCATCGCGATCTCGCGCGAGAGCCCGTCGACGTGGCGCATCATCGCGTCGAACGGCGTGCCGCTGCCGAACCGCTCGGCATAGGCCGCCCAGTCGTCGGCCGATTTGAACACGAGGAAGCGGGGATCCGCGTGGCGGGTCGCCATCGCGCCCTGCCCGGCCGAGCCCGGCGCGCGCTTGTTCCAGCCCTCCGAGCGGATCGTCTCGAATATGTCGGCGAGCGCGCGCTCGAGGCCGGCATCGCTGAACGGCTCGCCGGTCTCGCGGTCGATCATCGCGTTGCGGTCGAGCCGCGGCAGGATCTCGGCCCGCCAGGTCTCGTAGCCCGCGGCGCGGACGTTGCGGCTGTCATGCGCCTGCGGCAGCCCCCACTTCTCCAGCTTGCCGATGTCGCCGCCGGCGGCATTGAAGCGCTGGCGCAGCATCTCGGCGGTGCCCGCCCAGGCCTCCGCCATCTCGCGCGCCGCCACGCTCTCGACCGGCTCGCCGAACGCGGCCCGCACCACCTCGGCCATCTGCGCGCGGCTGCGCATCGCGCCCATCAGGTTGGCGCGGTGATCGGCCAGCACCTGGTTGAGCATCGCGTGCGCCCGGCCCTTGATCGCCTTGCGCCGCCCCTCGACATTGGAATAGGGCGCGCGCCCGTCGCGATCGAGCAGCGCCACCGCCGCGCGCGGATCGATCACGCCGCCGCCAGCGCCGCGAAAGTCCGCCATGTTGGCGAGCGCATCGTCCTGCGCCTTCATCTGCATCGCCGTGCGGCGGCGCTTCAGCAGCGCCTCGCCCTCCAGCGCCTTGAGCACGTTCGTCGTCGCCAGCGCCTCGGCCGCCGCGCCGCCCATCTGCTGGTCGTACTGGGCGAGCAGCTGCTCGTAGCGCCGCATCGCCTCGGCGCCCTTCACCTTGGGGATCTTGCCCTGTTCGATCAGGTCGGGGATGCAGACGCCGGCCGACATCAGAGGCACCCCTTGATGGCGGCGAGCATCGCCTCGTCTTCGTCAAGATCGGCGAGGATCTCGGCGGCCGACTTCTCGCTGCCGTCTTCGAGCCTGTAGAGCCGCGCCGCGAGATCCGCGTCGAGCTCCTCGGCGCCGAGGCGCGCGCGCAGATCGTGGATCAGGCTGTCCGCCTGCTGCGTCGCACCTTCGCCTGAGGGATCGTCGAACGCCTTTACGGCGTCGGAGTGGCTCCAGCCTTCAGCAAGGCTCTGCCTAAGGTCGCTGCTTTCCGGTTGCGGTCCCGGGTCTCCTGGCTCAGGCGCGGATCGTCCGCCGCCTTCTCCGAGATCGCGACCTTCCGCGCCAAAGCTTCCATACGGATCGACATGGTCCGGAGCATAACCCAAAGCTTCGAGCTCCGCCAGCAGGTCGGCGTGCGCGTCTGCAAATTCTCCGTCGATAAAGGCGTCCCAGCTCTCCTCCGGGGATATGCCGCGCTCATTGCTGATCGACATCCACCGGCCGAGCGCATCCTCATCGAGCTCGATCCCGTCAAACCGCGTCAGCATCAGGTGCGCTTCGCGCCAGTCCCGGTCCTCTCGCGCCCGCTCGTTCGCGGCCGAGTTGGCGGTAACCCGATCAATGTCGTCGATCGAGAACTTGCGCTCACCGTGGTGATTTGCCTCGAGCAGCTGCAGCACCTCATCGACGGTGGGTCGCGGCGTCGTTGCAGACGGGCCGAAATATCCCGCCTCCCAGAGCCGCTCGCCGGCCTCGTCGAGCGTCATCCCTGTTTCGCGGATCAGCGGGCCGGCGCCAGGAATGAAGCGTGTCGTCTTGTAGCTGGTCGCCTTGACCTGGCTCAGGGCACCCTTGCCAGTCTTGGACCTGCGAACCGCCGTGGTTTCGAAGATGGTGCGAAGGTCATGAGCGCGGCCACCCCCTCGCTCACCGCTCGGCGTAAGTCCGCCGGCACGGGCGATAAACTTTAGAGCATCGACCGGCTGCGCGTCGCGATACCGGCCGCGCGCGCGCGGCGCTGGCAATCCCAGGGCCTCCGCGTCATTCGCTTCCTGCGCCGCCCGCCAGCTCGTCTCGTCGGGGAAGGCGTCCCGCCGCAGCTCCGGCGTCGCCACCTCGACCAGCTCCGGCCCGTCAATCGGCGATCGCACCGCGTCGAGCTCGGCCGGGCGGACAATCGGCGCGCTGTCCGGCTCGAGGCCGGGCAGGATCTCCTCGCTCTCGCGCCCCAGCGCCGCCATGCCCCGGGCAAGGTCGCCGTCCGTCTCGGCGCCGGCGGCGGGCCGCATGAACCGGCGGATATACGCATCGAGCACGCCCGCCTCATCGATGCCGGCGAGCACCGCCCTCCCGCCGGCATCGCCCCCTTGCAGCTCCCAGTGCAGGAACTCGAGCTGCTGCGCCCGCGTCGGCCGCGGACCGTAGCGCGCGATCAGCGCCGCCTTGCGCGCGCCCAGCCACTGGCCGAGCCCCATCGCGCCCGATGTCGGATTGACCGCGGCGTGATTGCTCGCCGCCTCCGCATGGATCCCGGCCGCGATGCCGCGCGCCTGCGCCTCGCTGTAGCCCTTGGAGCGGAAGAAACCGACGATGTCGCTCGCTACCGCACCGCCGCGCGCCACCGTCCGGCGCGGCGCTGTTTCACGAGGAGTGGGCGTTGTTCCACGGATGGCGGGGCCGGGCTCGGCATCGAGCAGCGCGTCGATCGTCGCCTGCAGCTGGCCGGCATGCGCGTTCTGCCCCTCGGGCGTCGGCACGAACGGCGAGGATCCGCGCACCTCGCTCTCGCGCGTGATGACGTTGAGCGCGGCCCGCTCGTCGAAGCTGCGCACGTCTTCCGGCACGAGATCCGCGAAGCGCGAGGCAAGCGCGTCGTCGGGCAGCTCGGCCCGGGCGAGCGCATTGGCGATGTACCCGCCCGGCCGCAGCCGGCGATAGGCCGCGTCCGCCGCGTCGATCGCCGCCCTGCCCGCGCGCGGGATGACGACGTCGCCGACCACGCCGCCGGCGGCCGCGAAGCCGACGTTGAGCAGCGCCTCCTCGGTCGTCAGCTCCTCGCCCAGCACCTCGCGCCCGGCCGCGACCTGCGGCTGCTGGATCGCCTCGAGCCCGCCATTGACGAGGATTGAGCGGCCGACCTGCGCCCACAGCGTCTTGCCCCCGCCGCCGAGCGGCAGCGAGAAGAGGTTGACCGGATCGTGCATCGTCTCGACGACACCGCCGGCGAACCCCGCCAGCGTGCCGCCGATCGCGCTGCTGTTGGCGAGCCGCTCGCGCGCCCGGTCGCGCGCGCCGCGCTCGGTCTCGATCAGGCCCTGGTAGAAGCTGCGGTCATCCTCCGGAACGCCGGCGAGGAATTTCGGCTTGCGGGCGCGGATCGCGCGCAGCTCGCCGAAGATCGCGGCCTGTTGCTGGCGCCGGTCGACCCGCGCGTCGAGGATGCTGGCGAAATCGAACGGCCCGCGATCGGCCGAGGGGCGCCGCTCGAGGTCGCCCGTCCAGTAGCCCGGGTTGACCAGCGGCTTGAGGCCGCGCGTCGCCCGATCGGCGTTGATCTCGGCGAGCAGCGGCTCATAGCCCCGGCGCAGCCGCTCAGCCTCGGCATCCATCCTGTCGCCACGCGACAGGATCCGCTGCGCATCGAACGCCTCGCCCATCGTCGCCGGCTTGGCGACCGGGACCGGCGGCGCTTCGTCGAGCGTCGGGGTGGCGCCGAGGATGCCGCTCATCGCCCGCCCTCCACGATGCCGGCCTCGCGGGCGAAGCGGGCGACGTCGAGCGTCCAGGTGCGCCCGTCCTTCACCGTCACCTTGGCGCCGCTGCCGTCGTGGAACTCGTAGAGCCCATCAGGCCGCCGCACGGCGATGAACTTCGCAAGGTCGGCCGCCTCCATCGGCGTCTTGTCCGCCCACACCGGCCGATTGGGTCCGCGCAGGCCGGCCGCGCCGAAGCGCGCCAGCGTCTTGTCGAAGGTCGCGTCGCTCATCCCCTCGGGCAGCAGCACCGGGTTACGCCCGTGCGTGCCGATCCCGCCGAGCTTCTGCCCGTTGCGGCCGTAGGTTCCGCCGAGCGCCTGGTGCGTCGCCTGCTCGAACAGCGCCTGGTCGTAATTGGCGCCCTCCGCCCGCGCGGCGTAGAGGTTGCGCGCGATCTCGAAGGCCGCGCCGACATCGGCCGGCGCCATCAGCGATCCGGCCGAGCCGAGCGCCTCGCGGAAATCCTCGCTGGCATCGTTGCCGTTCGTGCCGTCGATCACGTCCTTGCGGGTCTGGCGGATCTCGGCGCCATTGGCGGCCGCGCGGCGCTGCTGCGGATCGGCGAGCTGGGCAAGCCGGCCAAGCATCGGGTCGTTGGGCGCGATTTGGCGCGCCGCGAGCAGCGTGGAATAGCCGCCCAGCTGCGCGATCGCGTCCGCCACCTCGACCCGCCCGCGCGGACTGGCCGCCGCCTGCTCGCGCAGCGTCGCCGCCTCGGCCGGCAGCAGCGGGTTGACCGGCCGGCCGGTGCGGTCCTGCACCACGCGCGCCCACTGGGTGCGCTGCGCGATCGAGGTCCGGTCGGTGAAGTCGAGCGGCGGCGGCGGCATGCCATTCTTCGCGGCCCACTCGCCCGGATTGCTGTTGTAGGTCGCCACCGCCGCAGGCCGCAGCGATTGCAGCGTCTTGAGGCGCACGTCCTCGGCCGGGCTGCGCTTGGCGCCCTTGCCGGTCAGCGCGGCGATTTCCGTGTCGAACTGCAGCGGCGTCCACGGCTCGGTCTCGCGCCGGATCCCGTTCTGCACGCGGAGCAGGCCCATCGCGGTCGCGCCGCCCTGGTCGCCGATCCGCTCGAGATCGCCCTGCGCCTTGGCCAGAACGCTGTCCGGCACCGAGACCCCCCCCTCGATCTGCGTCTTGAGGCCCTGCACCGTGTCGCGCACCTGCGCCGCCTCGAGCTGCTGCTGGTGCGCGGCGGCCGCGTCGGCGCGCCGCACCTCGACCATCGCGCCGGCGCGCGCCTGCTCGATCTGCTGCGGGTCGAGCACGTCGTTGAACGCCCCGGCATCGATCAGCGCGATCGCGCCGGCGGGATTGGTGTCGTTGAGGCCGTTGAGGAACCCGACCGTGACGGTCTGGTCATGCGCGCGCAGCAGCTTGGCACGCACGTCGGCGGGCACGTTGAGCGCCGCGATCGCGTTGCGTCCCGCCGTCAGCTCCTCGGCATAGGCGGAGGGGTTGAGCCGGGCGCGATTGCCGCCAATGTCGCTCAGCGCCTGCTGGTCGGTCACCGTCTTGACGACGCGCTGGCCTTCCTGCCAGGCGACCTCGCCCTCCACGAGGCGCGCGCCGTAATTGGCGAGCTGCTCGCGGGCCGCATTGACGTTGCCCCGTTCACTGAACCCTTCGAGCAGCGTCGCCGCCTCAGCCTCCCAGGCGGTCTTGACCCCCTCGGCATGACCCTCGCCGCCCGGCGCGGCGACATTGCGCTGCTGCGCCGTGAAGGCGTCGAACTTGGCCCGCGACTGCGCGAAGCGGACGGAGAAGTCCGCCGCCTCGGCATCGGATTTCAGCCGCCGCTCGGCCGCATGCGCCTCGAGCTGGCCCCGGTGCAGCTCGCCGCCGATGCGCGCCATCCCCTCGCCGATCGCGACGCCGGCGTCGCTGCCGGGATCGCGGAACGGCAGCGGCGTCGATCGCGCCGGGCGCACCTGCGAGGTGTAGCCGGGAGCCTCGATCGCCATCAGTATTTCCAGCCCGGTTGGGGTTGCTGGCCGTATCGTCGGGGATCGACGAGGTTTCCGCCGCCCGGCATCTCGCCCGACTTCGCCGCCGCCCAATCGCGCTTCATCGCCAGCGCGCCGCCGACCGCGTCGAACCCGGCCGAGATCAGCGCGCTGGTGCCCGCCTGCCGCTCGCTGCGCGCCTTCTCGCGCCAGCTGCGCGACCGTCCGGCCGCCTCGCGGCGCACGTTGAGCGCGTCGATCGTCGCATTGACCTGGCTCTCGAGCAGCGCGTCGTATGCGCTGCCCTGGTTGAGCTGGAACCCGCTGACCGCCTGCCCCGCAATCTGCCGGCCCATCGCCAGGCGCGCCGCGTCGCGGATCCGCGCCTCCTCGGCGACGCCGTCGTTGAGCTCGCCGACCGCCGCCTCGTCGGCCGCGCGCGCATTGGCCTTGTAGGCGGCATTGGCGCCGAGGCCCTTGACCAGCGGGCCGGCGATCGCGAGCGCGGCGGTTGCGGCCTGCACCATCAGCCATGCCCTCCGCTCAGCCGCTCGCAGAGCAAGTGCGTTTCGCTTCGCGCGCCGTAGCGGCGCAGCACCGCCGCGGGAGACAGGCCGCAGGCGATCGCCCAGCGCACCCCCGGGGAGCGCATCGCCGGCAGGCTCACCGCCTCGACCAGCTCGCCCGGGTCGATGTCCGGCAGCCGCGCGACCAGCGGCTCGGCGTCCGCGCACTCGACGATCGCCTCGATCCGGCGATAGCCGGCCTGCTCGATCCGCGAGCGGCAGAAGCGCGTGATCGCGACGTGATGCGGGCCGACTTCGCCGCTCAGCACCGCCCAAGCGGTCGCCTGCCGGAACCGGAACGTCTCGACCAGGCCGAACACCGCGACGACGCGCTCGTCCTCGTCCACCGCGCAGGGCACTTCGAGCGCCGCCCAGGCCTCGCCCGGCGCGCTCGCAATGCGCTCGGCTTCCTCCGCGTCGAACTCGGCAATGATGCCGAGCTGCACCCGCTGGCTGTCCTGCCGCTGGATCGCCAGCGCGTGCGCCGGCTCCATCGCGACGATCTCGAGGGCGGCAAGCGTGCTCATGGGTCTTTCGCCTCCACCTCGATGCGCGGCATCGCCGCGATGATGGTCGCCGGCAGCGGAACGTCGGAGACGATGATCGACCGCCCGTCGCGGTCCCACCCGCCCGAGACGGCGCGCGGCGTGTCGCCCGTGAAGAGCTCCGGCGGTTCGCCCATCGGGGTCGCCAGCGGCCGGTCGAGCAGATTGTCGAGCTTGCCGGTCGAGGCGACGCCGATCCGGATGCCCAGCGTCTCGAGCAGCCGCAGCGCGATCTTGACGACGCGCTGGCGCACCCCCTGCATCGACTGGCCGCTTGGCCGGAGCTCGGGGCGCAGCGTGACGCAGGTGGCGGTGTAGGAAAGGCCGACCATGAGGGTGAACGCGTGCGCCGGGGCGGCGCTCGCCGGGATGTCGAACGCTCCGGCGCCGTCGACCGTGACGTCCTCGACGACGCAGCCATTGGCGAGCACCGCGACCGCCTCCCCGGCGAGATGCGTCGCGCCGGTGAAATGGGTCTGCCCGGGCGAGGCCTCGTAGCGCTTGCCCTCGTCGACGAAGAAGGCCTCGCGCACGTCGTCACCATCCTCGCGCCAGGCCGCCATCCGGCAGATGCGCTTGACGCCGCCGCGCTCGATCAGCGCCCACAGCTCATCGGCCTGCCCGTCCTCGCTGGCGATGCAGACTGCCGAGAGGATCCGGCCGTCGCCGCCCGGCTTGATCCGCGCGAACCCCTTGATCTCCTGCTCGGGGCTGTGCGGGTGCACCGCGAGCTGGCCGTCGGCGCGCACGATGAACAGCAGATCTTCCGGCTCCTGCTGCCAGGCAAACTGGATCGCGCCCGGGCGCAGGATGTGGCGCGCCCAGATCGCGATATTGCTGGCGAGGTAGCGGTCGCGCGCGAAGTCGTAGCCGCTCTCGCGGATCTTGCGGCCGCCGCGCTGCACGAAGATGCTGGTGGTGCCGATCTGCGCCGGCGCGACCGGTTGCGATCCGTAGAAGCTCTGCGGCTCGGCCTCGATATTGTCTGCGGAGAGCGCTTCCTGCGCGTTGATCGGGCCGACCGCGAGCTCGAGCGACGGCGTGCCGATCAGCAGCTTGCTGTCCCCGGCGATCCAGTGCGGCAGGTCCGGCGTCGCCAGCGGCCGGCGCAGCGCCAGGTCGGCCGGGCGCAGCCCGCTCGAGGTGACCGCCTGGAAATTGACCTGCCCGCCGCCGTAATCGCCGACCACCGAGCCGATCACCCAGAAATCCTTGACCGCCATGTGGCGGCCCTTCCAGATCTTGCCGAGGCTGGGCCATCCCGCCGCCGCGCTGATCAGGCTGTGCGCCCAGCGATGGCTGGCGACCGAGACGAGGCTGCCGGGCAGCGTGCGCAGCACGGTCGCGCTCGCCGTCGTGCCACCCCCGCCGATCGCGGTGATGCGCAGCACCCCGTAGCTGTCGGAGACGTAGCGCCAGAGCACGCCGTACGGGCCCTTGGTATTGAGCTCGTCCTGCTTGCCCTGCCCGTCCCAGGCGTCGCCATCCTCGTGGGTCGGCTGCACTTGCCCGGTGACCCCGGAGCTGAGCGCCTCGTAGATCTTGCCGTCGCTGCGCACCTGCTCGCCGGCCGCGACCGCCTTCATCCCGGCTTCCCACGCCTTGACAGTCGAGAAGTCCTTGGCCTCGAGCGAGAACAGGCTGCCGACATGACCGGCGAGGAAGATCGCGGACGAGGCGGTGAGCGTGACGCTGCCCGTCGTGCCGCTCGCGGTGACCGTGATGGCCTGGTCGCTGTTCTGGTCGGCGAACGGCCCGTTGCGCAGGTCCAGCACCTCGTGCGCAAACGTGACCGCGCTGGTGCGCTTGAGCGCGGCGGGCGCGTGGCTGCCGTGCCAGAGATACTGCCGGTCGAAGCTCTGGTCGGTGCAGACCGCGCTCGCCTGCGCCGCCGTGTAGGGCGTGGCGACCGTGTAGGGCACGCCGGGGCCGCTCTCGATCAGCGCGCCGTTGGTGAAGAAGCGCCACTTCGCCTCGCCCCATTCGACGACATAGTGCTGGGTGAGGTTGAACTTGAACGTGCCGAGCCAGCTTGTGGTCGGATCTGCATTGGCGATGAACTCGAAGCCCGGCCGCTTGACGATCGGGCCTTCCACCGTCGGCACGAAATTCTCGCAGGTCTCGAGGCCGATCTGGTAGACCGCCGTGTCGACGCGCCCCATCATCCGGGGCGAGAGCTCGCCGCCGTTGAAGCTGGTGATGGTGTGCTGGATGACCGACATCAGCAACCAAACCTTGCGGTTTCCCAGCCCGACATGGCCTGTTCGATGTTCGGGCCTTCCTTGCTGTCGGCGCCCTTGGCGGCGCGCAGGGCGAGCAGATATTCCCGCTCACCCTTGACCGTGTCGTAATTGCTGCCGGCGATGCGCACGCCGATCGTGCGCGCCAGCTTGCAGGCCATCGCCTCGACGAAGAGATCGTCCCAGGTGGCCGGCTCGGGCATGTCGATGATGATGCGCACGTAAACCGGGCCGATACTGTCGCAGAGGATCGCGTCGCCCTCGAACTGCCACTGGCTGTCATCGAGGTTGAGCACGTCGCGCAGCTTCAGGCACTCGGCCGGCAGCGGGTGGCGATAGGTGAAGGGATAGGCTTCCTCGCTCGAAACCTCGGCGGTCAGCGCCCGCCGGCGCGTCGCGAAGTTCCAGCCCCCGTCGCGCAGCGCCGCCACGCGCACCGCGTCCCAGACCGCCGCGACCGTCCGACCCAGATGCGTGTCGTCGCCGGGGGTCTGGAGCTGATCGTCCTCGCCGATCTTGGAGGCGGCGAGGTTGGCGATCGAGACGTAGGTTGCGGCCATGGGGAAATCCTCAGATCGGCGGCCACAGGCCCTTTTCGATGCGGGCCTTGACGTCGTCGATCATCGTCAGGAACTCGCCCTTGCTGAGGTTCGTGACGTCGGCGTTGAGGCCGATCGTGTCGCTCTGCGCCTCGGACGTGCCGGCGGCCACGGTGACCTGGGCCGGGTTGTTGGCCTTGCCCCGCTGCGCCGTGAACTTGACCTGAAATGCCATTCCGCTTCCCCGCGCCGCCGATCAGAAAAGGGATTTGCCGGGGCGGCATCGACGGCGCCGCCCCGGCACGTCGGCCAACTCAGTTGTTGGTGACGTATTCGATGATGAAGTGGACCACCTCGGTGCCTGCCAGCGCCGCCGCGGCGATGGTCGCGATGATCGTCTCCTCGGCTGTCACCGGCCCAGCGGCGACCGCGGCCGCCGGCGGGCCGACCACCGTCGGCACGTTGAGCGGCGTCGTGAAGACAGCCGCCGCCCGGTACTTGCCGGTCGAACCGGCAATGCCGATCGCGACCGTCGCCGACCCCAGCGTGGCGCTGGTGAGCATGAGCACCTTGGTGACCATTGCGTTGACCGGCAGCTTGCCGAGCACGATCGTGTCGGCGGTCTGGTCGGCCACGAGCGCCTTGGAGGCGACGATCGTGCGGGTCTTGGCGTTGACCTGCCGGCCGTCCGCCTGGAGCGGCGGATAGACCGTTCCGTCGAGGACGCCGACCTGCTGGAGTGCGTAACGCTGCGTCATGTCGGAGATCCTTTCCTTACGACGCCGAGCACAGGATCAGACCGGACTTGCCGGCCTGGGTGCGCGTGGCGTTGACGGTGGTGCCCAGGAAATACTGGGTCGAGTAGCGCTTGGCCGGGAGGCGATCGACGCCCGGATAGAGCAGCTCCCAGACGCCCTTGGCGAGGCCGGACTTCTTCCAGTAGGGCAGCTTGAAATAGCCGCTGCCGTCCAGATAAAGCCCGCCGCCATAGGTCAGCTTGAGCAGCGTGTTGGCCAGCTCGAACGGGATGATGTTCCATCCGTTCCACGCCACCAGCAGGCCCGTGCGCGGGTCGATCCGGCCGCCCAGCGAAGCGAAGTCGCTGCTGGTCGCCTTGATCTCGCGGCGCAGCTGCCGGTTGAACTTGGAGGGGAGGATGACGAACTTCTCTTCGTCCGGATCGTTGTACGCCTCGTCGAGCAGCTGGCCGGCCGCCTCGAGCTTCTCGAGGTTCATGCCCTGCGCGCCGCTGGCGCCGCCCTCGGTCACCGGCACGGTCATGCCGGAGCCGAGCGCCGTCACTGTGGTGCCGGTCTTGCCCGAGATCAGCGAGCCGTAGAGCGCGGCCAGGCAGACATCGTCCCAGAAGCGATTGATCGCGCTGGTGTGGCTCATCATGTAGCCCGAGCCGATGTTGATGTTGGTCGCCTGCTGGTCGCCGCGGTCGACGAGGTCGGCCGAATATTCCTCGGGGCGCTTGGGCAGCCAGAGGCCGTCCTGCGTCGCTTCGGAATAGCGCGTGTCGCCGTGGCGATCGTCGCCGGTCTGCGTGGTGCGGTTGCCGAAGAAGTCCTTGATCTTGGCCTTCTCGCTGCCGGCCACATCGACCGGGACGGCGTGCTCCCAGATCTTGCTCTTGTGCTGCTGCAGCATGAGCTCGGCGTTGTTCAGGAACTTTACCTGAAGTGCATTGTCGACGGATACGGACATGGGATGCCCTTTCGAAACTTGGTTGAAGCCAGTTTTCGAAGGGCTTGCCGGATCGCGATGCCGGGCCATTCTGTCATTTAGCGCCTGCGGTCGGCGCCCCGTCCGGGGAGGGCCCTGGGCCATGTCGCGAACGACAGCGGGCTTGCCGGGGACTTAAAGTGGGGGATTTGAAAAGACCTCCCCCGGGGTCTGCGATGCGCAAAATCTCAAACCGCGACTCGGCGGTCAAGAGGGATTTTTACTTCGCCTTGCTCTCCGCCTCGACGAACGACGCCAACTGGTCGACCCAGCGATCGTACTGGACGCGCTCGGGCGAGCCGTCGACGAGGATTTTCTCACGCATCACGGGATCGTTCTTCATCCCGTCGATCTTGCCCTGCAGCTCGCCCTGCGTCAGCGTGAAGCGCTGCCGGCCGCCGAGCACCAGCGTATCCTCGGCCATCCCGCCGCCGATCTTGCTGAGCAGCTCGAACACGCGGCCGCTGCCCAGCGTCGCCTGCAGCCCGGCAATGTCGCCGCGCGACAAGCCGAGCGCCTTGGTCGCCGCGTTGCAGTCGGCGATCTTTTCGTCCTTAAGCCCGCCCCATTCCTTGAACTTGGCATCGCGCTCGGCATCGTGTGCCGTCACCTGGTCGATATGCGCCGTCACCGCCGCCTCGACATAGGCCTTGGCGATCGCGTCGAAACCGGCCTTGGGCACGCCGGACTTGTGCGCGATGTCCTTGAGCGCATCGAGCAGGTCCGTCTTGAGCTCGAGCCCTTCCGCATTTTCCGGCAGCTTCACCTCGTAGCCGCCAATATCCTCAGGGACGCCGATCGCCTTGTGATAGGCCGCGACCTCCTCGGCCGAGGCGCCCTCACCGGGCAGCTTGACCCGGCCGCTGTCGTGCAGCCCCTTCTCCGCGGCGCGATACGCCCGGGTCAGCCCGTCGAGATCCTTGAACCCCTTGGATTTCACCCAGTCGCGATTGCTCGCCGTCTCGCCCTCGCCGGCATCGCCCGAGAGCCCCGCATACCAGTCCGGATCCGCGCCGGCGCCGGCCCCGGCACCGCCCTCGCCGCCGGCGCCCTGCCCGCCATCACCCCCGGCTCCGGCGCCCCCGCCGGCACCAGCTCCGCCACCAGCGCCAGCGCCAGCACCGCCCTGCCCGCCATCCCCAAAATCGAGCGCGCCCGCCGCGCCGCTATTCTCCAGTGCCATCATCTACCTCCATGAATTGCCGGACCGTCGTTTCGTCCAGCTCAAGTAATCCGGCGATGCGGAGAAAGACTTCGCGCCGCCCTTCATATCGCGCCATCATCAGCGCATCTTTGCTGAAGTTGCCTTGTTGGGCGCGGCAATAGTCGCGCAGGTCCGCAAGCACGGCCTCGCCGTCACGCCGGAGCGACCCGTTCTCGAGGAACAGCCCCTTGTAGACGCGCGAGAGCGCCAGCGCGCGCAGCCGCCTGAAATTGCGGATCAAGACCCCTGTCATGCCGCCTCGCTCAGGGAGTTACCCTTGGCGATTTTCTGGTAGGCGTCCGCCGCGACGTTGAGCTGCTCGACCGTCGCCGCCGCCGCCTTCGCTTCGGCCCGCGCTGCCCGGAGCGCCGCGATCTCTTCCGGCGTCCGCGTCCAGCTCGACCGCACGCCAAGCGCCTCGGCCACGCCGGGCGCCGCCTCCTCGATGTTGATCACGTCGTAGACCTCGGGGTCCGCCTGCGCGAGCGGCGCCAGGACCTCTACCAGGCGCGTCACGCCCGCCGCTTCCTGCGCCCGGGCCATCTGCTGCATCGGGTTCAGATATTCGATCATAGGCCAGACACCGGCCTCGTAGACGACGGGCGGCGGCGGATCGATCTGCCCGGATCGCAGCCCCTCCTCGAGCTCGCGAAGCGTGATCGGGTTCTGTTTTTCGGTTTCGTATCGGCTCGCATAGGGAGAGACGAGCACGCCCTTGAGAGCCTCGATCGATAGCACGGCCGTGGCCGAGCGCTGGATCTTCTCGTCGGTCAACATCTTGAAGTAGTCGCCGAGAAACGCCGTATCGATCACCAGGCGTTCGCCGGCGATCAGGTCCATCCCGATCGGCAGGTTGCCGCCCTGCGGCATCGGTTGGACGAGCATCTGACCCTCAGAGTTAACCATTCCGGGATTGAGCCCGCCCGGCTTGGTCACCAGCGCGTCGATCCCGTCGTCGTCGAAGAAGGCGAGCGCCGGATCGGTGGCCTTGTGGCCGGCCCGCAGCATGGTCTGCTGCATCTGGTTGACGCCCAGGATCGCCGGCAGCACCTTCATCGCCGGCGACCGGCCGTACTTGTCGCCGGGACTGGTGACGTGGCGCGACCCGGTCAAGGGCGAGGAGCGATAGCCGCCGCGACGCAGAACCATTTTCTCGTCGATCGCGAAGTAGTTGCTCATCACCGGCATGCCCCGCCAGTCCAGCGCTTCCGACTGGCGCTCGCCGTTGGGCCGCACGCTGTGCAGGATCTCGAATTCCTGATGGAGCTTGTCCGCTTTGAGAGCGTCCTGCATTTTCGGCGTCAAGGCGTCCGCGCTGAACAGCTGCTTGAGCTCTCGGACAGTCTTCGTGGTCTTGCGGCGGCAGGTATCGACTAGTCCGGAGAAGTCCGTGTCGATGTAGCACTCGCTCATGTGCAGCGTGCGATAGAAGATCCCCCGGCTCGGCCGCACCTCCGTCCAGAACACCGAGGTGCCGTACTTGCCGAGCTGCCGGAAATCCTCGCCGGCCGACACATTGAACATGCCCTGCGGCGCATAGCGGATCGCGTAGAGCCGATCGCCTGCATACTCGCACCAGCGCCGAACCTCGGGGATCTTGTCCAGATCCTTGTCGGCAAAGCGCAGCCGGATGTACTGCCGATCGAGCGGGACGGTGATGTGGCTCATCGCCGCCTGGAAGCGGTCGAGCCCCTCGATCGCCGTCACGTCGAAATTGCGCGCGCCGCGCCGGCCGCCCGGGCTCAGCGGCTGAAACCCGCCATCGCCATTGGGGTCGACACGCTCGTCGATGTCCCGCCACTGGCTTTCCCAGGGCGCGCGTTCGCTCACTTGCCGGTCGAGCTCGGCGAGCTCGAACTTGACCAGGGCTTCGTCCTGCAGGCTCTCGATCATCTCATTGTCCCCAGAAAGGCGTTGCAAAGGAGGGCGCGCGCCGCCGCCGATCCGGCGCGCACCCCGTCAAAAGACGATGTCGTCGACGATGCGCACATGCTGGCCGGGCTGCAGCACGCGGGCGTCGCCCCACTTGCGGTGCGCCACCGCCTTGCCGTCGACGATCAGCGCATAGCCGTCGAAGCTGATCGCATTGCCCGGCGTCGGCCCATGCAGGTCGACCGGCACGCTCAGCACCAGCCCGGCCATGCCGCTCCGCCACGGATTTCCGCTGAGCAGATAGGGCGGGATGCCCGCCGCTTCCTTGCCCTTGGCGGTGAGCACCAGCTCGACCGACCCCGCCTGGGCCAGCGTCTCCGCAAGCGCCGCGCGCGCCTCGGCCGGGCCGATCTCGTCGGTCACCGGCAGCTCGGCCACCTTGCCGAAGTCGCGGCGCTTCTCCGATTTGGCGGCCGGCTTGGCCGTCTTGGGCGGCGCCTTGGCCTTGGCCAGCTTCTCGCGCAGGTCCGCGATCTCCTCGTTTGCCGTCTCGAGCGCGCTATCGGCCGCATCGAGCCGCGCGACCAGGTCGCGCGCCGGCGATGGCCCCTCGCTGCCCCGCGCCAGCGTGATGAACTCGTCGACCGTCATCGCGCCGATCGTCAGGCTGTCCGCCGCGAGTGCCGCGGCCGCGCCTTCGTCTGTCTTTTCCGTCATGGTTCAGGATCCTTTCAAGCGCCGAGGACAAGCTTGCCGCCCGGCGACGGGGCCTCGGCTCCCCGCACGCCGGTGATGATGTCGGCGGCGCCGCCCTTGCGGCGCAGCATCTCGTCGCTGAGATTGACCCGTGCCTTCGCGTCGTCGCGCGTCGCCATCGGCAGCGGCTGCACCGCCGCCGCCGGTTTCTTCCCGCCGATCAGTTTCGATCCGGCGATACCCAGCAGCCCGAAAAGCCCGCTGCCAAGGGCGCCTGCCAAACTCACCATCGCTCCGTCCTCCTCATGAAAACCCGCGCAATTCGTCATATCCGCTGTCATTGCGCACCCGCGTCCCCGCCGGCCGCGTCCGCTGCCCGCGAATATTGGCGACGACATGCTCGCCCTCGAGCGCCGCATATTGCTCGGCGTCGGCGACATGCGTGTAGACCGTGTTGGCGATCACCAGCGCGCCCTTCTCCTCGCCGGTGCCGAGCGTCGATTTCTCGTAGCGGTACCCGCCGGAATGGGCCTTGATCAGGTGCTTGCAGCTTGGGTCGATGAAGTAACCGCCCTGCCCCGCCTGCGCCTTCCAGATCGCCTCATTGCGCAGCGAGGGCGAGTTGCTCTTCGCCTTGTGGATCGGCCCCATGTCGATCGCGTTCTTGCAGGCCTGAACCCAGTCGCGCTCGTCCCGCGCCGCATTCGCGCCCTTAAACGCCGAGGGATCGCAGACCATCCGGATCTGCTCCTCGCGGATCCCGGGAAAGCGCTCGATCAGCGCCAGGCGCACCATCTTGCCGAACGTCTCGGCCGACCAGGCGACGATCCCGCCCTTGCGATCGCGGTTGACCACCTCGCCCAGCACGCGGACCTCGCCCATCAGCGTGCGCTGCAGGAACACCGCCGCCGCCGTCTGCTTGGCGTCGATGCCGACGATCAGCTTGCGCGTCTTGTCCCATCGGCACTCGCGCACATGCCGGGTGAAAACAAACCCGGGATTGACCGGCAGCCCGTGCATCAGCGGCACCGGCTTGTTGTGGACCATCCGGTCGACATAGCCGGGCTTGTGGGCATTGGCGGCGATCTGCAGGCGGTAATAATCCCGCCCGCCGTCGGGCCGCTCCGGCGTCGCGCCCGGCAGATTGTGCAGGTTCTCCGCGCCGGCCTCCATCCCGCCGGGCTGCACATAGGTCTCGATCAGCTTGCGCCCCCGCAGGGCGCGGGTGAGATCGGCCATCTCCTGCTCGCCCAGGTCGCCGAGCACCTCCTCCATCGCCAGCAGATAGGCGTGGTTCTCGACGTCGGGCATGTTCATGACGGCGATGATCTGGGGATCCACCACCAGCGTTGGATCGAGATCGGAGAAACGGCCGATACGGCCGGTCAGGAAGGGGATGAGCTCGGCCGGCTGCAGGTCGGTCTCGTCGATGATGACCGCATTGACTTCCCAGCCACGGCAGGCCTCCTCGACCGTCTGGTCACCGATCGCGCGGAACTCGAATTCGCACTCGAGGATCTCGCTCGGCTTGCCCGAAACGCCGTCCCGCTTGATGATCTTGCGGAACACATGGGTGTAGGGCGGCGTCCAGTTGAACTTGCCCTCCCCCTCGGGGATGATGCGGAACCAGCTCTTGAGCGTCGTCGACTTGAGCGACGGGTAGCTTTCGCGGATCACGCCGATCCGCGCCTTGCGCACCAGCACGCCGCCGGGGGCCGGCATCCCGCCCTGCTCCACGGCGATCCGCAGCCCCGCCTGCAGCGCCGCCATCGTCTTGCCCGAGCCGACCGGCCCGATGCAGAACTTGATGAACGCCCGCGACCGCACGAACGCATCCGCGATCGGCCCGGGAGAGCGCAGGATCCGAGGCTTGGCTGCGGCAGCGCTCATCCCTCTTTCCCTTCACCGCCGTCGATCGGCAAAAATTCGGCGTCGATCACGTCCTGCACCTGCTCGGCCGTGTGCGTGATGCCGGCGATCACGAGATCCGAGAGACCCGAGAAGCTCATGTCGACCTGCACCGGCTTCTTGCCGTGCCAGTAGGGCGTCATGTGCTCGATCATCCGCATCCGGATCGCCCGCGCCTCGGCGAAGGTCATGCGGCGCTTGCCGTCGCCCATGGCGACGCTGCGCTGGACCATCAGCTCCTCGCTCTCCGCGATGATGCGCATCGCCGCCACCGCCGGATCGGGACCGAACTGGCTGAGATAGGCGACGAGATCGTCAGTCCGACGATTGCGCGACCCAGCAGGCCGCCCCCGGCGCACGGCCCGCGCGTCTTGCACCACGGCAAGGTGGCTGGCATTGGGCCCGAGCCGCTCTCGCGCCTCGAGGATTTCCTCACTGTCCGGCTCGTCGAACAGATCGACCTGCCCCGCTCCGGTCGGCTCGATTGCGGTCGCCGCGACCGCCAATGCCTCATCCACCACGGCGGCCGTTCCGTGCTTAGTTGACATGGCCCGGCCCCCCGCTAATCTCGCTCGATCGACGGACTTCCAGACCAGAGGTGAAACCCCGACCCGCGCTGCGCGCTGCAGCGCTTGGGGCCCGCCGGCCTTCCCCCGACCCCGCTCCGCAGCCGGAACTTTCGCGCCGCGCCAGCCCCGGCTCATTCCGGACAAAGTCAAGGGCGACGGCCGCGCCGTCCGAAATCGGAAAAAACGCGTGCGCGAAGGGGCTCGGCACCAGGCGCGCGGCGAAGGGGGGCCGGCCCCCCTCGGCGGCCGCGATCGCCCCGCGCGCGCCCTGGTCGAGATCCGCCATGCCGCCCAGCCCGGCGGCGGTGAGCCTGAGAAGCTTACGACGACGCTCGATAAATGGCCGATATCCGCCATTTCTGCGCACCTGTTCAGACAGACCTGTTCCAACAAGCGCCCAGCCACCCGCGCAAACCCGCAGAAATCCGCCATTCCGCATCCCGCACCGGACATGCCACCCCGGACGCATCGAGCAGCTGCCCGCCCGGCCCCGCGCACCGACCTCGCCGCCCTGGTCGACCTCCAGCCCGACCCGCTGCCCCCGGCCGGCCGCGATCGCGGCCCCGAAACTTTTCGCCGCCCGCCCCTCTTCCCAGCCCCTCAAACGGCCCAGGCAAGGCACTGCGCTGCCGATCGGCGCATATCCGCGCCCTATTTTATTGATTTCGCGCGCTTTTCCGCCGCTCCGGCAGTCCCGCGCCGAGGCTGGTTGCAAGCGCAACCGCTGTGCAACCTCTCCGTAACTTCTAACCTCCTGATATTGCACAGAGATATAGGAATGGTTGCAAGGTTGCGGCATTTCCTCGCGCATATACGCGCGCTCCGGCGCATACACGCGGGCGCACGCGTCACACGCGAGGGAAGCGCGCAACCGCGCAACCGCTCGCGAAAGTCCAATGATTTCAGGTTGATGCCGGTTGCGCCACGGTTGCAAAGCGGTTGCGCTTGCAACCGCTCCCCCCGGCCCGTTTCGGCTGCGCCTCTGGCCTGACAAACTGTTAGCTCGCCAACGGGTCGGGGCGCAAGCGCAAAGGACAAGCCAGCGCTCCGCCGGCGGGTCCGGGATCGCGCTGCGAGGGAGAGAGACAGCAGAGCGGCCGCGCTCCGCTGCGCTCGTGCGACACGCTGACGGCGTGTCTCCCGAGCTCGCTGCGGCCGCAAATTTTTCTCTTGACGCATACGAACACGGTTCGTATGCTTGGCCGGTCAGCGCAGAGCTGGCACGGGCGCCTCGCCGATACAGGGGCGGAGACCAAGCATGAATATCGAGACAAGGCTCAGCTACGAAGTCGCCACCAACGGCAAGCATTGGACCCAACTCGTTTCGGTCGACTTGCTGACCGGGCAGCGCCACATTCTCCAGCCCGTTTGGCGGCAGGTTCGCAGCAAGGCGGAAGCCCTCCGGATCGCCCGCGCCCACGGCGCCAAGCTCGAGGAGATCTGAGCCATGCGCATCGAACGCACTCGCTTCATCCCCGCCGGCGCCATCAAGGTGAGCGCCAAGGACAGCGACACGATCGCCTATCTCTTCACCACCCCGCGCGGCAATCCCGCTGCCGTCGTCTACGTTGGCAAGGGTACCAAACCCTATAGCCACTACAGCTATCGCAGCGAGGCGCGGCGCGAGGCAGACCTGCGCGCCATTTTCGAAGGCCAGGCAAAGCGCACCCAGGCCAAGGCCGAACGGGCCGCCGAAAAGCGCGCCTGGGTGAACCCCTACAAAGTCGGCGACCTGTTCAACCGCAGCTGGGGCTACGATCAAACCAACGTCAACTGGTATGAGGTCACCGCGGTGCGCGGCAAGGCGCTCGAGGTGCGCGAAATCGGCCAGCTGCGGAGCGATACCGGCAACATGTCCGGCAAGTGCGTGCCGGAGCCCGGCCGCTACATCGGCGAGCCGCAGCGCTGCATGGCCCAGCCCGGCCGCATCAAGATCAACCACTATGCCCACGCCTATTTCGTTGCCCCCACCATGGTCGGCGGCGTGAAAACCTATGGCGCGCAGTACTGGAGCTCCTATGCTTGAGCCGATGACAAACCACCCCAACCGCTCGCGAGCCGCCCCATCGGCGGCTCGCAATCCCTCTCCGGAGGAGATCCGCATCGCCCGCGAGGCGGCCGGCTTGACCCAGAGCCAGGCCGCCAACCTGGTGTACGTTTCGCTGCGCAACTGGCAGCAGTGGGAAGCGACCGAAGGCACCAACAAGCGCCCGATGCATCCCGCCTTCTGGGAGCTGTTCCGCATCAAATTGGCTGCGAACGCTGTTCGTTGAAATTCGGGGCGGCCGGCGATCATGACACGCCCTCATCGAGCTCGTCCCACCGCGCCCGGGCCGGGATCTCGGAGGCGTCGATCGCGAGTTCGAGCGGCACCAGCGTCGATCGCGCCGTGTGGTGGCGGAACTTGACCGTGAGGCCGCCCAGCGCCCCCGGCGTGTAGCCCAGCGCCTGGCTCCAGACGCCCGCCTTCCAGTCGGTGGAGCCGAAGATCCCCGCCAGCGCCTGGTGCGAGTTGGCGATCGCCAGATAGCCCCGCACGCCCGGCGACCAGGTCACCGTGCCCTTGTCGCTCTTCGCGACGATCTTGAGGCCCATTTCCTGCAGCCGCCGGTGATATTTCGCGACCAGCGTCGTGTCGCCCGGCTCGCACAGCTCCTGCACCGCGCCGCCAATCCACGTGCCGATGCTTTCGCGCTCGTCGCCGCCACGTGATTGAACCATCGTGGTTCGCAGGTGGTTGAGGCAGAGCTCGTGCTCCTCGGCCGTTTCCGCCACTTCGCGCAGCATGTCGTTGCCACAGAGGCTCGCGATCATCTCGACCGTGTCGAGGTCCAGCGCATCGTCATTCTGCAGCAGGTCGGCCGCCGCGAGCAGCGTGCCGAACTGCATGCAGGCGCGCGCCGAGTGGCCGATCGCGGAGAGCGCGTCGACATAGGCCTCGAGCGTCGCGTCCCAGCGGTGCCACGCGTCGACCATCCGGCGCAGCAGCTTCTGCCCCAGCTCGGGCAGGCGATAGGCCTTGAGATCGGGCTTCTTCGCGCCCTGCGGGATGGTCAGCAGCTGGCAGATCGCCCAGCGGCTGCGGTCCTGCGGCTTCATCGGCGGGATGAGGATCGAGCTCGCCCAGAACGCGCTCTGCAAGGTGAACTCGGCCGCCTGGTGGTCGCTGCCGCCCCGGCCGGCATCGTCGCCGCTGGAGGAGATCCGCGCGAGCTCGAGGATCTGTTTCGATCGCCGATCGTCCGCGTCCGCCTCCAGCTCGTCCAGGAACACCGGTAGCGTCGCATTCTTCAGCCGCTGGCGCAGATAGGCCCCGGTCACGTCGGCCGCGCGCACCGCGCCCCGGCCGAACAGCTGGTCGAGCACGCCGCGCTTGCCGTTCAGGCTGGATTTGCCGGTGCCCTTGCCGCCGGTGATCCAGAGATTGGAGCGCCAGTCGAGCGCCCCGCCGATCAGCCCGGCGCCGATCGCGCCCAGCACCAGCAGCGGGTCGAGCTGCTGGCGCCGCCAATACCATTGCTTGAGCAGCGCCAGCGCCTGCGCCGCCGCATCCTCCCCCACCGTATCGGGCCAGGGGCGCGGGATCGGCGCCGCGGCGGGATAGACATGCTCGCCGTGCAGGCCCGGCAGCACCCATTTGGCCTCGCCGGCATCGCCGTTGAGCCGCAGGGGCTGGCGCAGGATGTGGTTGCCGCAATGCAGGATCAGCGCGTCGTTCGCCCCGCGATGCGCCCCGGCGCCGCGCACATGCCCGGCCGGGTCGAAGATGCCGCGCCGCGTGCACTCGACGATCAGCGCCTTGCTCGCCTTCGCCTGGTCAAAGCCGATGATCTCGCTTTCCTGCACGACCACCCAGCGATTGGTGCCCTCCTCGCGCTCGCGCACCGGCTTGGACCATTGCGCGAACTCGCGCTGTCCTTCCAGCCACCCGATCTTGCGGCCGAACAGGCCGACCATCGCATTCTTGCCGTGGCCATTGCCCATCGCCAGGCTGATGATCTGGCCGTTGACGTCGAGATACCAGCAGGACTGGCCATTGACGCCCAGCGGCTCGACCGGGCAGCCCGGCGGCAGCGCCGGCGCATCGAAATCGTCATCCTCATCCTGCCCGCCGAACGGGCGCACGTCGCCTTCCCGCGCGAACATCGGCGCATCGCTCGCCCCATCGATCGCCGCGCCGATCTCCTCGAGCGCGGCCGTCCCGGGCTGCCTATCCTTGCGTGACGCCATGCCCTGCCTGCCCCCGAATGGACGGATCGAACCGCCTCTCCATTTCGCCGTATCGGGGCAGCGGGATCAGTGTTTTGCGCGCCCCTGCGACTGCCGCCCCCGCCGGAGAGGATGAGGGCGGAGGCGGCAGCGCCTCGGCCTCGGCAGTCTCCGGAAAGGGGTCCGGATCCTGCCTCGCCGAGGGGCGCAGCGGAGAGCCATCGTCGATGCTCGTGGCGGCGCCCGATAACGCCGCGGTGGAGGCCTCGCGAGCCGTGCCACACTCTCCTTGGAATTGGGTCAGGCCAGTGATCTGGGCTGCCGGCCGGGCGGAGACGGACGCATGCCCATCTCCCCCTCCCGCCTCGGCCGGCAGCGCCGCATCCGCCCAGGACAATGAGGCCCCAGGCGGCGCGGCAGGCGCGGCGTCCGATGACCCGAAGGGCGTCCGCGCAAAAACAAGAGGTCGGATGAGGCGATCAGGCCGCACGATGCGCCCCCGCCCTCGGCAAAAGCCGTACCGGGTGAGCACGGGCATCAAACTTCTCCGTCCAAAGTGGTACTTTGGACGGCTGCGGCGATCACCCGGATCGTCTCGACTTTCACCGCTTCGAGCAAGGTTATCCTCGCCCGAAGCTCCACAATCTCGGCGTCGATGCGGCTCAGCTTGCGCCAGGCGCCATTCTTGTCGCCACGGCGGAAAAGCAGCCCGCTGGGGCATGCGCATGGCGTCTCACCCGTGGGCTCCGCAGGCAGTCCGCATCCAATGCAAAGCAGAGGGCCGAGGCTCATTCCGCCGCCTCCGTTCCTCGTGAAACATCGCCGGGATGTTCCACGGTCCGCGCGCGCAGCCGGTCGATCGTCTCGCGGATCCGCGCACCGGCGAGCGCCTTGTGCGCCTCGCTGCCGCGCGCCGCGGCGATCTCGGCCGCATCGGCCACCGGCTCACCCGTCGCGAGGAAGCGCCGCAGCGCCGCCCGCTTTCCGCGCGCCTGCGCCCCCTTGCGCGCCGCCGCCGACCGCTTCGCGATCGACCGGTCTGCCCAGACGCCCCTAGGCATCCTCGTCCTCCTCTAGCTCTTCGAGGTCGGCGACGATCGAGACACCTTCCGCGTTCGCGAAGAAGAGGCCGGGCAGCTCGCTGCCTTGCGGCCGGCCACCCTCGATCCATCCCAGCTCGGCGGCGACGAGGCGGCGCGCGGTCGCCCAAGGCCCGGCACCGCGCAGCTCGACGCCGAAACCGCATCCGTCGAGCCGATCGTACCCGCTCTCCCGCAGCATCGCCTGCATCGGCTCGGTGATGACCATGCAGCCCATCACCCCGCCTCCCGCTGTGCCCGGCGTGCATCGCGCACCAGCGCACGCAGCCAGTCGTTGAGATCCTTGAAGGGCGGCGGCGGCATCACGATGCGCACCGCCGTACCCTGCGCCTGCTGCCGGCCGATCGTCCGCTCGAGCGCGTCGACCGCGTCGGATCCGGCCGCGTCGCGGTCCGCCCAGATCACAAGGCCCGCCGTGCGCCGCAGCGTCTCGGGGAATGCGATCGAGCCGATATTGCCGACCGAATAGCCCGCGCCGATCCGCACCCGCGGCCGCGCCATCGCGCCGACCAGCGCGTCCTCGATGCCCTCGGGCATGTGGATCCACTCGCCCGCCGGCATCTCGGCCATGCTCCTGCCGGAGGCGCCCTTGCGCAGCGGAATGAAGCTGCCGCCGCAGCTGCCCAGCACCATCTTGGCGTTGGGGCTGTCCATCTTCACCCAGCCATGCCGTTCCGACCAGCTGAGATAGGTGCGGTGCGTCGCCACGTGGCTGCCGTCCGGCCGCACCATCGATGCGACCATCGCCGGCATCTTCACGCCCTGCTCGCGATTGTAGCATTCGGAGACAAACCGCAGCGAACCCGGCCAGTGATCGAGCCCGTCCGGATGCAGCTCGATCTCGCGGCCGCGCAGATAGGCCTCGGCCGGCGTGCCGGCGATCGGCTTGCCGCCCAGCCACAGCGCGACCGCGCGGCGCCGCTTGAGCTTCTTCTCCTCCTCGGCCGCGACCGCGCTCTCCCGCGCCTTCTCGCGCGCCTCGACCCGCTTGGTCTCGATCCGGCCGGGGTCGAGATGGTCGAGCCCCAGCCAGCTCTTCGCCCAGGCCACCGCCGGACCGAGCTCGCCGCCGAAGCGGGTGAGCGCGATCAGTTTGAGGCAGTCGCCATGCCCCTCGTCGCTGTCCGGATTGGCGAAGTCCCGCCACCCGCCCTGCCGCGCGCCCGAGATCTCGACCTTGAGGCTTTGCCCCGGCTCGCCGGCGATCGAGCCGACGCACAGATGATGCCCGTCCCGCCGCGCATTGGGCAGCAGCTCCCAGACGAGCCGCTCTACCTCCGCGCGCAGCAGCTGCTCGATCTCCGAGACCTCGAGCACATGCCCGCGCTCCTGGGGGCGGCGCGCAGTCATCGGCCGTCGCTTTCGTAAGGCGGCCAGCCTCGGCGCGCGATAACCGGCGGGACGATCGCCATCGGCGCCGCGCCGCCGCAATCGACGAGCTCGGTTGGCCCGGCGACGGGTTCGGAATTATGAACAGGGTTGCTCAAGTCCGCCGCCGGGCCGTCCGGGTCGCCGGCGGGCGTGGGAATACCCGCCGGCTCAGCACCGCCGGGCGCGGCCGCACCCGACGGACTGTCCAAATCAGAAAGCGCGGCGGGCTCGGTTGGGATTGAGCCCGCCGCCAGTATGGAAACGGGACGGGGTGTCGATGCCCCGCTTCCGGTCGTCGTCCCTGTGATCCGCCGCGGCTCCGGCCGCCCCTCGGCCACCGCCAGCAGCCGGTTGGCCACCCGCAGTTCGATCAGCGCGTCCTTCACCGCCTGCACCGCATTGCGCTTGCGCAGCCGCGCGGTCGCGATCGCCGTCACGTCGGCGCTCATGCAGCCTTGGCGGGAGAGCGCATGCCCTCCCGCCCCTCGGCCCCTTCGACGTCGACTCCCGCCCCCACATCGGGGACAGAGGGACAGGCCGAAGCTTGTTCATCATCGTCGGATGTCGTCCCGCATTGGGGCAAGTCATAGAAATCGTTGGGTTGCACCTGTCCACTTGTGAGCACATAAATCACACACATAATTCCCGGGCCGGGGATTATGGGATCACGCGCTCGTTCGATTTGGGAGACATAAGATTGGGAACAGCCCAACTCACCGGCCAGGTCAGCCTGCGTCATGCCCTCCTGATTTCGCCATTTCGCGAGCTTCATGGCGCTCCTCAATGTCCACTTGTGCCAAATATAACTCTGTCTTATATTTTCCCTTAACACATAAGCAATAGTGGGGCTGAAAATATAAGTGGATGGCATATGTGCTGGCCATGCACCCGAGCAATCGCATCAGGGAGTTGCGGAAACGCGCAAAGCTCAGCCAAACGGAATTGGCTGAGCTTTCAGGCGTTTCGCAGCCGGCGATCAGCCAAATCGAGAACGATGAGCGCCCGCTCAACGTCGACTGGATGCGCACTTTTGCGAAGATTTTCGACTGCGCGCCAGTTGATCTGCTGGGCGATCAGGACAATCCCGACCGATTGAGCGAGGACGAGCGGCGCATCGTCCAGCAATACCGCGAGGCGGACGAGCTGCAGCGCGAAATGATCGCGCGGGTTGCCGAGCCGCGACGCGGTTACCGGCCGGAGGAAAACGGGAAGGCAGCATGAGCGGGATCCTCGGAAGTACACCAACGACCGAGGACAGCCTCCCCATCCCCGTCAGCAAACCGCCAGAAGAGCCGCCGCTTTCAGTAACCGTCGGCGACGGCCTCCTCATCCTGTCTCTGTGCCTCGCTGCGGCTCTCCTATGGCGATTACCTCGGCGCCCTATCGCCGGAATTCTCTGCCTGGGAAGCGGCCTCGCCATCGCCCTTACCAGCACAACCATCGCCGATCGGGGTGGAGACGCGCCCGCTTGGCTCATTGAGGCCCTACAGGGCGGCAAAGGCGCCTTCATCGGCGGACTGCTGGTTATTTTCGGAGTTTGTCAACTTTTGGCACTAACCATAAGTCGCAAAATATAAGCTATTGACATAATATAAGCGATCGCAATATTTCTGCCCTCCGTCATTCGAACGGAGGACCTCATGGGTCAGCTAGTCAAACTCTTCGAGCCTGCGGAGGCGGCCACGCCGCCGATCGCGCTCCCCGCCGCCGGGCCGAGCGGCCGCGAGATCACCTACGGCTTCTTCACCGTCGCCCGCTTCCTCGGCGTCGAGCGTCGCAGCGAGAACTGGAAGCGCAGCTACGTGCAGGCGCTCATCGACCAGGAGGGTTTCCCGCCGCCGCTGCCGATGCTCCACGCCGGCGCGCTCAGCCGCGAGATCTACCCGCGCAAGTCGCAATGGCCCGCCGTCGCCGTCGCCGCCTGGTTCCGCCGGCAGTCCCCCGCGCAGGCCGTCGCCCAGATCGAGGACGCCGAAGCGCTCGAGGCCGCCGCCGCCGCGGGCTCCCGCCTCGATGCCGCCGCCGAAGGGCTGTTCTCATGAGCGGCGGCAAATGACCCTCGCCGCCGACATCGCCGCCATCCGCGAGGCGACCGGCTGCACCCCCGATTTCGCCGAGCTGCGGCTCCACGATCTCCGTTTCGAGCGCGCCCTGGACGCGCTCCATCGCCCCCGCTGCCCTGTCCCTCCCACGTGGGTCGGCGGGGGCGACTTCATCGACTTCACCCGAGAGGAGGATCCCGATGTCAACGACTGAGCCCACCCACCAGTTCGAGGCCGACCTCGAGCCCGACACATTGATGCCGCGCATCCGGTTCAACTTCGACAATGGCTGGTCGGCAAGCATGATCATCCAGACGCGCCGCAACGGCTGCATCGCGCAGATGGCTAACCTCGCCTGTTGCCCCGCCGGTCAGTGGGGCTCCGCCGCCACCGAACTCGGCCCGTCCGAGGCTTTCGCCGACGAGGCCGTCGCCTGGCTCGACGCCGTGCGCCAGCGCCCGTCGATCCACGCCGAGCAGGCGGCAGCCGCATGACCGGCGTCACGGTCCGCAAGGGCGGCCGCGTCTGGTGGCAGCTCGGCATCGCCGAGATCACCGCCCCCTCGGCCGAGATCCGTCTCGGCGAAGCCTGCCGCGCGCTCGATCGCTATTTCGAGCGCGAAGCCGTGACGGCGAAGGTTACCCCCGCCGCCGTCTCGCGCTTCCTGCGCCAGGCCGGCTTCGAGAAGGTCGGCATGACCGGCAGCGGCTACGACCGCGAGCCGCTCTATCGGCGGAGGGCGGCATGAAGCTCGAGCACCTCGACAAGCCCACCTATCACCGCGCCGACATGTACCAGGGCTGGGACGACGAGGGCGCGCCCTGGACGCAGGCCGACGAGAAGGCCCGTCGCCGCATCGGCCGGGGCATGCTGATCTTCGCGCTCGGCTTCGGCTCGGCCATGCTCATCCGCATCGCCCAGGCGGCCGCCGCGGGGCGCTTCCCATGACCCGCGCGCCGACGTGCGTCGCCTACTATCTGGTGGCCGTCGCCATCGGCGAGCGGCTCGGCAAGCCGCTGCCGGCCGGCCTCAACACGACCGAGATCGGCGACTGGACGTTGACGATCAACTGCTCGCCCGAACCGATCGACGGCGTGCAGCCGTGGAATGTGCGCGCGGTGCACCGGCAGTTCATCGTCGTCGCCCTGTTCGGCCCCGATGGCGGCCTGATCGGCGGCGGGATGACCGAGGACGAGTTCATCGCGGACATCTCGGCGCACGTGCCCGAGGAGCTCCGGCCATGAGCTGGCTCCCCCTCGCCGAGATCCGCGCCCGCATCGCCGATCTCACCGATCTCAACCGGCAGCGCGGCCTCACCCTCGACGAGCGCGCCGAATATCAGCGGCTCGAGGCAAACTATTGCCAGCGCCTCAATCGCCTGACCGATCAATATCTGCGCGCCCAGGCCAAGGCCGCCCGCCTCGCCGCCGAGATCGCGGCGTAACACCCACCCTTTCCAGCCAGCCAGAAAAGGAACCGACGCAATGTCACTCACCATCGCCTCCCGTCTCGCCATGGCGCAGACCGCGCTCGCCGAGGAGCGCATCATCCAGCACAACTGGCGCCGCAACGACGACGGCCACGAGTTCGTCTGCGCCCTCGCCGCCTTTGGGCCGGACATCAACAGCAGCTCGGATTGCCCGGCCGAGCTCATGCCCTCCTGGCTGGCGCATCTCGTCCCGAGCATTGACGACGGCATCGCCGGCAGCGAGGTTTCTTGGTTCATGGGCGCCCTGCTCGATCGTGCACGGCGGTGGTGGGTGCTGGACGAGGCCGCCTGGGATCGTGTGCGGACCGGCTTCCTCGTCGCCGCTGTAAGGCAGGCGCTGGAAGCGGCGACCCCCGTGCAACCAAGCCCTGCGCCGGATTATTGGCAGAAGGTTGTCGACGCGTGCAACGGCGTGATCGCCGCGCTCGAAGAGGGCGGCGATCAAAATCTGAAAGCCGCCGCCAGAGCCGCCGCCGCC